GAGGGTGGGATTCGAACCCACGTTGCGGTTGCCCGCAAACCGGATTTCGAGTCCGATCGGGCATAGAGCGGCAGAGTGCCGCACTCTGACGGCATAGGCGGGCCGACCCACGATCCGACGCATTTTGACGGAATTGCGGGTCAGGCGTGGGTCAGGCGAATACAGCCCGCCAGAGCGCCCGAAGCGCCCTAGAATGAGAGCACCACGAGTAGGCCGATGAAGACAGAGATGCGCCCCGTGTTCGGTTCGCAGGGAGACTATTCCGCGTGGCCCGATTGGCGAGACAGCGGCCGGCGCGTGGAAGTCGAGAAAGATGGCGTGCGACTCACGGGCCGGCTCGTGGCTGACGCGTGGTTCACCGGAGAGGATGAGATCCCGGTGTTCGAGGTAGAACTCGACGGCGGTGGATCGGTCAGTTTCACCGCCTGCGATCGATGGGGGTACCTGAATTGAGACAACTCGCCGACCTTCTACGCCGGATCGCCGACCGGCTTGACCCGCCGAACCTCGCGGTGCTGACCCCGCCCGGCTTCATCGACACGAACGTCGACTTGGAGTGCTACGAGTGCGGGCACGTTCTCTCCGCCGGCGAGGGACGCCCGACGCGCTGCGATCACTGCGGGCTGCCGACGACGTGGTATCCCATCGGCACGTTCGCGTGGCGTGAATCGGAGCGAGCCGCGTAGAGCCCGCAGGAGCGCGCTGCGATGGTCGAAGCCACTACCCCCTTGCCGCCTCTCTGATCGGCGCGCCTGCGCGATCCTCGCGAGCCTGTTCCCGCGCCTCAAGTGTTGCCACGCGGCGGCGCAGTTGCGAGACCTGCGCGGCGAGGTCCGCGTGCATCTTCAGCACGTCGCGCAGGATGGCGGCGAGCGGCTCTACTTCTCGGGGCATTTCGTGCCTGTGGTGATGAGCGCGACTCGACCTCGCGCGATGATGGCCTCGCCGAGCTCGTCGGGCGCAGGGATGTAGCGCACTTCGCGGATCTCGGCCGGGATGCGCTCCGGGTGGACGAAGACGAGCGGCAGGGACCGATCGGGCAGGCCGGAGAGGAAGGCGATCACCTCGTCGACGGTCACGACAGCATCCGGTTCAAGTGCGGCCACTCCCGGCGGGCGACCCGCACCGGGCCCACGCCGCTGACGACGACCTCGCGGGCAAGCTCGGACGTGCTCGTCTCGACGACGTCGATGCGCTCGATCGCCTGCGGGTCGACGAGCGTGCTGCGGCTCACGCGCACCAGGTGCGGGAACCGCTCCTGTATCCGCAAGGTCGACTCTTCCAGCGTGCCGACGAGGCCGTACACCGTCCAGACCTCGAGCTGCTTCTGCGCCGCGCGCAACATCGTCAGGTCCTCGGCGTTCACGACCGCCGTCGAGGCACCTCTACGCACGAGCAGCCGCGACCCCGGCATCGGTCGCCCGCAGCCGGCGCAGGTGGCGGTCTGCGGCACGGGCTGACCATCGCGGTACATCATCTGCACAGCGCCTCGCGGACCTCGTTGTGCCTCACGATCTGGCGCAGCAGGTAGGTGGACATCTGGTCCACGTCGGCCGCCGTCATCGTGATCGTGCGGGCGTGGTCGCAGTAGTCACCGCCCATCGTCGCGCACCCACCGCTGAGCACGACGACGCAGCTCGTCAGCATCCAGATCGCGTACCTCATCGTCGACCTCCTGTGCGCGCTCGATCGATTCGAGCCGGCGCTTGACCACTGCGGCGTCGGCCGCCTTCTTCCCCTCGTGCCGTCCAGCAACCCACGCGGCGAAGATCGCCACGATGCCGGCGAGGAACGGCCAGGCAGCCGCGAGCAGCGCGCTCATGCCCGCGTCCTGACTTCGCCGCGCCAGACGTTGCCAGGGCGGATGCCGCGGTCGAGCTCGCGCTGCACGCGGGCGACGGCTTCCGCCTTCGTGACCGTCGAGCTGTCGTCGGCGTCGAGCCCGGCGTTCTGCGCGTAGGCCCGGGGATGCCGGCGCTCGTCGAAGAGCACGTAGTCCGATGCTTTGCCGATCGCCGCCGGCCAGAGGATCGCCATGTACAGGTCAGCCAACGTCGTCAGGCGCCCGGTGTAGGGCGCGAGGTAGCGGTAGACGTAGCGCAGCTGATCCTCGGCCGACATCCCGGCCAGCGCGGCCGCAGAGGTGCCCAGCGCGGCCGCCGTGGTCGGCATGAATTGAATGAGCCCGACGGCACCGGAACCGGCCGCGTTGCGGATGTCGGGCCGGAAGGTGCGCCCGGTCTCGAACGCCATGACGGCCATCAGCCAGCCGACGTCGACCCGAAGCTCGTCCGCCGCCCACGCGACGCGATCGCGGAAGGTCTGGGACACGTGCTCGCCCCACGGCACGACGCGGTAGTCCACGCGCTTGAGGAACCCGCGCAGGAAGGCAATCAGCGCGTCAAGCATCGCCGATCCCCTGGTCGACGAGCCTGCCGACGATGCCGGCGAGCAGGAGCGCGATGCTCGTCCACTGCACCCAGTCGGCATCGAGCGAGGCTCGCAGGTCGGCGGGCATGGCGACCCACGCGCCTTGCACTGCCGTTGCCAGCGCCATCGATTGAATGCTGAACATGCGCCATGCGCGGCGCCATTGCGGGATCATTCTCATTCGTCACGCTCCTGTCCGCGCGCCAGCCGGCGCCACTTCCACAGCAGAAAGCCGATCTGCAATACGACGTAGACGATCGTGACAACGGTCAGGATCTCGTTGATCGACATGCCGGCGTAGTGCGCGATGGTCACGGCGACAGGTGGAGCGCCTTTGAGGGTCTCTTGGGCGAGGTCGGTCTTCTGCACGGTGAGTCCTTAGATGTGGCGTCCAGACGGATCGAAGGGATCGAGCAGGTGCTCGGCGAGCCAGCGTGCAATGCGCCCGCGCCAGTCGTACTTGCGAGCGTGCCGCTTCAGCCGCGCCGTCACCGTCGTCTCGCGCGGTGGCTCGAGGAAGAGCAGCGTGCATGGCCCGACGTTGACCACGAAGTCGAGCGCGTAGCCGACGATGAGAATTGGCACGCCAAGCCGATAGGCGACCGGTCCGAGGGTGCCGGCGTCGCGCGCGCCCTTGAGGTTCATCACCGCGAGGAAGAAGAGCCAGAGCGCGTAGCTCGCGCCGAGCGCGTAGAGCGTGATCGTCCATCCGTTCATGGCCAGCCAGCCTCCAGGTCGATTGCGTCGAGTGAAGCCGCATCGGAAGCGTCCGCGATCGCGCTGCGCAGCTCGCGTGCGCGCTCGTAGATCGCCTCTCCGCGCGTGAGCATCGCGAGCGCCAGTGCGGCAAGTTGATCGCCGTCGAGCGCGCGATCGACATTCGCGTCATCGGTCCAAGTGATCGTGACAGCCGTCGGCACACCAACGGCCAGTCGCGTCGTGAGGATCGATTTGAGGTTTCCCTCGTCCTTGGTGATGCGGTACGCGATGCCGTCAGCGACTGCTGGCGCGTCGAGGCGCTCTTCTCGCAGCCGCTTGACCGACTCCCACGCATCGCGCTTGCGGCCGGCCAGCGTGAGCACCGGCACCCATCGCTTCGTGTCCGCGTCCCACTCGTGATCGGTGTACTCGTCGCCGGCAGGCTTGTCCGGCTGCCAGTCGATGACCTCGCCGGTTTCGAGGTCGACGCGCTGCGAGAGGTGGTCGTACTCGCCTTCGATGAAAGCGCAGCCCTCGGGTACGGGAGGTTCTTTCCCGCGAAGCGGCTTTTCCTTGAACGGCAGGATCTCGCCCGTGTCGAGCCGGTAGTAGCTTCGCCACGTCATCGCTTGATGACCTCAAGCGTGAGCTGGCCGTCGCTTACCGCATATCCGACCGGCCTGATACCGCCATAAGCGCCGTCTGCATTGCAGTAGAGGTTGTAGCGGACTGTCTGCCCGGCCGCGACGCTCGTCGAGTAGGAGGGCGCGCCAGAGCCGGCGTATGTCCCAGCGACGGCCGGTGTAGTGACTGCCGTCTTCAGGTCGAGCAGCGCGATCGGCAAGCCGGTAGCGTCGGCGGAGTAGATACCGACGAAGCCGTGCCGCACATGAGGTGCCGGATTGCTCGCGTGCACCCATACGGACATCGAAGCAGAGCCTCGCACGATGACATCGACCGTCTCTCCGAGGTCGTTGGTCCATGCCAGATCGGGCGCGCTTTGCGTGCCGGTGCTGGGAGACGTACGAACGCCGTAGTACCCGCCGCTGTTCGAGCCGTCCACGGTGTACCCCGCCGTGCGAATCACAAGCACGTCGGTCGCCGCGTTCGGCGCGATCAGCTCGGTGTCCTGCAGTTGCTGGATGCGGCCGGCGAAGTACGTTTTACCGGCGCCGCTGTAGTTCATCAGCGCGCCGATGGACATATAGCGGGCGTTCGCCGGAATCTGCGCTACCTGCCCGGCGCCGAAGTTGATTTCGTAGACCTTCGTCGATGTCGGCGGCACGGCGCCGAGTAGCCCGAAGTAGTTGTAGGCGCCCTCTGCCGGCCAGGTGGACCCCGCCGAATAGATCGTCGCGCCGTTCGTGTCGAAGAACCGAACGTACAGGTACATCGTGCAGGTGTCGCCGACGGCATCGCGCAGCGCATAGGCGATCGCGCGGTACGCCTTGGCCTTGTCGACGGGCACCGGCTTGGTGTAGATGTCCGCAAGCGCGCTCGCGCGCCAGAGGTACTTGCCGAACGTATAACTCGACCCGACCGTGGCCGCGTACCGCTCCGGCCATGTCCCGGTGTGCAGTACCCACAGCGACGGGTCTTCGATCCCCGGATCGGGCGTGATGCTCATGCCGTGGCTGGCGATCGAAGTCAGCGCGCTCCCGGGGATCGATACGACCACCGTGGCGAATTCGTAGGCCCATGCGCTCGTCGCTCCGAGCGGATTGACCGCACGAGCCTGAAACTCGTAGGTCGCATTTCGCAGGACCGCGATCGTCAGCGTGGTCCCCGTGGAGTCACCGCGCGCGGACGGCAGCGGGCGCCAGTCGGAGCCGAGTTCCCGATAGCGCATCTCGATATGCCCGCCGTCGCGGACATACCCTTGCGAGTGCAGATCCCATGCGATCTCGATGCCGTCGCTCGTTTGCCCGTCGAGCACGTCGAACCCGGTCAGCGCGGCTACGTTCCACAGGTACGACGTGTCGGGCGGCAGCGGCTGCACGATCGGCACGAAGCGATCGGCGTCCAGCGTCCAGCTCGTCGACTTCATCTCCACGAGCTGCACGTCGAACGTGCCATTCCATTTGTCGATGATCTTGACGACCTCGAAGGTCTTGCCGGCGTACTGCGAGCGGTTCGTCAGGTCGATCTCGAGCGTGTCGCCGAGTGCTACGTCTTCACCGGCGCCGTTCATGTGCAGCATGCAGGTGAAGGCGGGCCGACGACGCTCCAGCTCCACGCCCATCAGGTAGTTCGCCTGCCGGGAATCCGTCGTCGCAGGCAGAGGAAGATCGACTGCCCGTTCCCCGCCGTCGGCGAGGATGTATGCGGCGTTGCGAACCTGCGGCGGAGAGGTCTCCTGCCAGTGCTTCGACGCATCGGCAATCGTCGACGTGATGACGTTCGGCGGTGCCTCGTCGTTGGCCCCCTTGACCACCGTGATCGGCTCGGTGCCGATCACCATGTCGTCGGTGACGGTCAGGGTCGCAGGACGGAACGCCCCCGCGAAGATGCGGTACTTGCCGGCGGTGAACACCATCGAGCCCGCCATCGCGGACAGAATGATGTTGCGGTTCTCTACCGGGCTGTTCGCGGTGTCGAGAATCGTGTTGCACTCGTACCGCTTGATGTTCTCGTAGCCGGAGCCGTCGAGTTTCTTGACCGAAATCGTCTCGTCGCAGACGTTCGCGGCAGCCGCCACCGAATCCCAATCGATCCAGTCGGACGGAATCCCCATGCCCCGCTGAGACCGTGGAAGGGTCGCCCACCACGCCGCGAGCAGCGCCGGGTTCGTCGTCCCGGTCATCACCGGGTTGCCCGTTCTCGGATCGTAGGGATACCAGGTCGAGCCGTTCGCCGGGTTGGCGATGCCGATGCCGGTGAGCACCATCCCGACGTTCGGGGCCCCGCTCTGGTACACGTCCTCGTCCCACAGCATCAGCGTGCGGGCGAGCGTCGTTCCCCGAACTCGGTGGCTTGCGCCCCACTTCGGCGACGGGTAGTTCGCGCCCCATGGACTGCTCGTCTGGCTGTACAGGCCCGCGTAATGCGTGCCGTAAAGCTTCGCCGCCCCGAGGTAGGAATAGCTGATGTTCACCGCCCCACCGGGCGAGGGAACGTCGAGCGTCACGCTCGCGCCGCTCACGCTGACCACGGTGACGGCGGTTGCGACTTCGCCAAGCCCGATCTGCGCGGCGACAGTGCCGGTTACAGGCGTATCGCCAAGCGCCACGACCTGCGTGCCGGCGGCAAGGCTCACGGTCTTGTATCCCCGCAGGGTCTTGCGCGCGCTGTACTTCTCGCCCGGAAACGCGGCCGCCGATACGTACTCGTCGCCCAGATACCAGCCCACGAGGCTCGTGGTGTTCGCGGCGTAGGCCGTGACCGAATCTAGCGCCACCTGGTTCTCGCCGATCGTGTCGGCGTAGAGCAAGGTCCCCCCGGTGCGGATCGTGCCGAGCACGTACTTGCGGGTGGAGACCGCAGAGCGAACGTTGATGAGCCGGTCTTGCAGCGAGCGGTTATAGGCGTCGCGAGCTTTCTTCTTCGCGCGCTCGCTTTGGTAGACACCGTGCGCGAGCAGCGCCCCGGTGAGGATCGTCGCGCCGTAGTTCGCGAGAAACACTCCGACCGAGCCCATCCCCATCTGGGCGAAGAAAACCGTGACGCTGATCGGGTCGGCCCACGCGATCGACGGGAATAACAGCAGGAAAGCGATCAGACGCGCCATGCCGCGCTCGCTTCCGAGAGAGCCACGAAGCCGATTCCGGCCGGCGTGAGCACCGCTACATCGGCGCCGACCACAACCCCTAGCCCACGTTCGTCCTCGCGCTCGATCAGCGCCAGGTCGCCGCGCTGCGCCATGAGCACGGGAATCGGCTCGCCCATCTTCGACTCGACGGCAGCCCGCAACCCGCCGAGATCGCGCAACAGGCGAACGGCAGAGGCTGCGTCCGTCCACTGCCCGCGAAGATCGCCTAGCGGGTCGGCGCCGGTTGCTTCCTCGATCCACGAGCAGGCAAACAGCACGCAGTCGTGCTGCCCCCAATCGAAAGGAACGCGGCGGCGCTCGGCGAGGAACCGCATCAGACGCTCGGGCCAGTCATGGATTCTCATTTGCGTAGGGCTTCACGGGCCGGCCAAGTCAACTGGATCTCCGTCATCGTCTCGACCTGATCGCATCCAAGGTCGCCCGGATACATCTGCTGTTGATCGGCGCCGTTCCACCGCAGCGGGCTTGCTCTCTGCAATTCCGCTTCGTAGTGCTCGGCCTGCAAGACAACGCTCGCCGAGTCATTCTTCTCGCTGATCGTCATCGAGCGCATGCGCCCGATCCAATGCACGACGGGCGAACCGATGACCGCGTTCGTCTCGGCGTCCAGATACGCCTTGAGCAGCTGCACCAGGCGCCCGTGGTACTCGACGCCCGTGGCGATGTCCACGATGCCGACATCCACGCCCGAGAGCCCGAACTGCATGCCCTCGAATGAACCCGCCGCTTCCGTCATCTGCTCGATCGAGCCCAGAGGCCCGGTGGACAGGTACGTGTCGGAGCCGATGACGATGTTGAACGGGGCAAGCGTGAAGCGCAGCGTGCCGGCGTCGAAGTAGAACTCCACGAGCGGCGCGACCTGGTAGTGCCGGCCGGTGGCTGCGGCGAGTTGGGCGGGGGATAGGCCGCGGCTCATCCGGCCTCCACGAGTTCGATCGAGAATTGCGGGCAGTAGCCCGGCAGGTACGGGAACGGGCCTGCGGTGGACGAGCGCGGAATCCACAGTATCGTCGGGTGGTCCCACACGACAGCGGTTCCGGCGCTGTAGACCGCACGCACGGCCGGCGAAACCTTCACGGTCATTTCGCCTGCCGCATCTGCTGTCGCGGTTTCTTCGGCCATCAGCAGTTGCGTGCCGAGACCGATCAGGTCGCCAGCCTTCAGCGTGGCGTATGGGTCGTAATCGGTGAGCGTGCCGGCTTCGAGTTGCGCGCCCCAGAGGTACAGGCCGGAGGTGCCGTCGCCGGTGTATTCACCATTGCCCGCAGCGGACGAACGAAGATTGATCAGTGGTGCCGCAGTAGCAGCCTCCCAAGTGCCTGTCAGGCTACAGCGATACCAGCCGTCGCCAACACTCTCAATATTTGCCGAGATTCCGGTGGTAGTGCTACCAGTGCCAGTCGACAAATTGAATATCGCCGTGTCCTGCGGCGATTGGCCAGCCCCACCGAAGCGCAGATCTAAGAGATACCGTTCCGCAGCCTTTGCGTAGACAGAGAAAGTTGCTACTGATCCCGCCACCACCGTCAGATTTCGACCGATGTAATGCAGCGCGTTAGTCGCCGTCTCGATCAGCTTGTCCGCTGTCAGCGTCCCATCAGGGGCTGTCGCGGAATCCGCGATGACAGTGACGCGGGTATCCTTGCTCCACGTTGCGTTATCGAACTCCTGCGGATACGTCAGCAGGTTCGCCCCCATCGCATTCGCGAGGACGATCGTGTTGGCGCCAACCGTTGTCGGAGACGCGAGAACAGGCGAGCCGCGCAGCGTCCCATGTGGGACCGGGCGGCCGAAGTGGCCCATTTGCAGGCGACGAGCGCCGCCGCGAAGAGAAACGATGATGGCTTCGACCGCAGCCCTGCCAGCATCGTTGTCGTTCTTCGGCGTGATGGTTGCGACCCACCGGGCACCGGGCAAACCGTAGGTGTCGACGCGGCCCGAGCGCATGACGTTCAACTGAACGTCAAACTCGATCCCAAAGTCCGCAGCGGCAGGGACGACGGACGACGGCCAAACGATCGTGCTCATGCCGGCACCGCGTAGCGACCGCGCCTCATGCCGTCGAGAAGATCGGCCTTCAACTGCGCGTCACGTTGGTCGAGATACGCCTTCAACTGCGCCGGGTTCGTGCCGGGAGCCGCGTTCACGGTGGAATTAATCGTGACCCCGCCCATCGCATGATTCGGCACAATCGCCCCGCTCGTCTGCGGTGTGAACAGTTCCGGGCCGCGCTCGCCGACGAGATAGGTCGTTCCCGCGGATACCGGGCCGCCCGAGGCTTTGCCGCCGCCGAACATCGATCCGACCGCAGAAAGCGCCGTGCCGAGCCACCCGCCGACCTTCCCGCTCTTGGCGAAGTCGCCGAACATCTGCTGCGCGAGCTGCGCCGCGAGTGCTTCGGCGGCCATGCGCTTCATCAGGTTTCCGAAGGACCGGCCGATGTTGTCGAACTTGCCGTCGAGGATGTCGAAGAGGTTGTCGCCGAGGGCGTCCTGGATGTTGCGAGCGGCTTGCAGGGCGAACTCGTCGATCTCGCTCTTCGGGCCGAACGTCTCGGCGATGCGCTTCTTGATTTCCTCGGCGGTTTCTTTGCTCAGGAACCCTTGCTTGACTGCCTGATCGACCTTCTCGACTTCGCGGATGAACGCGCGCATCGGGTCGATCTGATCGAGCCACCCTTCGGAGAACTGCCGCAGGGACGCGAGCCCGTCTTCACCGACCTTCGTCGTCGTGCGCCCGAGTTGCTTCGTCGCTGCGTCGTATTGCTGCGTGCTGATCGCGCCGTCGAAGTAGAGTTTGTCGAGCCATTCGAGGGTCAGGCCGTAGTCCTTCGCCCTCTTCTCGATGTCCTCGTACAGACCGATCGCCGCAAGCAACGTGCGTTGCTCGTCGGTCATGTCGATGGGAGTCATGTCGGGCGCTTTGGCCTTGCCGCTTCTGCCCGTTGTAGTGATCTTCGGCGGGCGAATGACGGGCGGCGGCGTCGAGCCACCGATCGCCGCCATGTCGGCGTTCACTTCCTTGTCGTACAGAAGGCGCAGGTACTGCAACCGCGCCTCTTGCGCCGCGATCTGCTTGTCGAGATCGCCCACGTCGCCGAACACCCAATCGTTGAGCTTGTTGGCGAGGCCCTTGCTCGGGTCCAGTTCATCGCGCAGCTTTCGCAAGCCCGCCAGGTCGTTCTCGATCCGCTTGATCGCTTCGCCCGGCTTGCGCTCGTCTTCACCGGAAACGCTCGCCCACACAGCGAACGACTTCCAGAACCCATCAGCGGCACGGCCCGCAGCGAGCAGGCGCGTGACGAGGTTGTCCAGTTGCGGGATCAACCCGGAGAACAGTTCGATCTTGAAGCCTTCAACGGTCTTCGTGAGCCGCGTCAGGTTGTCGTTGAACGCCTCGGCCTGTTGCCCCGCCTGCGTCGACACCGTGACACCGAAAGCGTCCGCCTCTGCGCCGGCCTCTTTCAGTCCGCGCGAGCCGTCTTTGAGCAGCGGGATCAGGTTCTGGAACGATCGTCCGAAGACCTGCATGCCGAGCGCGACGATTTCCGGCGTGCCCTGGAAATCCTCGAACTTGTCGGCGAAGTCGAAGAACACGTCCTGCGTGTTGCGCAGCGAACCATCCGCATTCTTGTAGGCAATTCCGAGTGCGTCGAACGCCCGCACCTGTTCGGTCACACCGCGCGACGCATCGCCCTGCGCTTTGGCGAGCTTGCCCATCGCGCCCTGCAAGTCCTGCATGGACACGTCGGCAAGGTCGGCCGCGTAGGCAAGGCGCGAGAAGTCCTCGGTCGGCATGGACGCGCGAGCCGCCGCCTTCGACAGTTCGTCCATGCGGTCGACGGTCTGCTTGAACGCATACCCGGCAGCCGTCACGCCAGCGGCCAGCGCCACGCCGATCGCCTTGCCCGCTTTGGCGAACGCCTCGTCGATCTCTTTGGCGCGTTGCTGTGCGATCTTGGCCGCGCGCTTCGTGTCCGTCTCGAAGGAGCCGGTACGGGCGAGCAGATCGACAACGATCGTTCCGAGACTCACTCGATCACCTCACCGGAATACCGAACGCACGGGACAAGGCATCGCCTTGCGCGTCCTGTGGCATCTCGTGAAACGGCCAGCGGCGATAGAACTCGATCCACGCCTCGAACTCCGGTTGCGTCATCGCCGCTTGCCACTCGGCGATCGTTCGACCGCCAAGCGAGAGCGCGAGCACATGCCAGAACCACTGTTCGCCACCGGCCGTTATGCGTTTCCCGCGTCTTCTGCGGGAATGACTCGATTCACGTCCAGCACCGCCTCGAAGAGCGCAGCCGAGACGTGCGGCTTCAACCGACGGGCTTCCTCGAGCGACATGGCGGGCGAGCCGTCGACCTCACACAAGCAGGCGGCGACGAGTCGATCCATTGCGTCGACCCGTGCCGCCTCGTCGTCCGAACGCTGCGCAATCGCATAGCGCCGGAAGTCGGCTGCCGGCAGTTCCCGGAAGTGCAGGACGTGCTCGGAGCCATCGCCGAGCGTGATCTTGCGTTCGTGAACTTCCGACGAGACGAAGAACGATTCGTACTTGCTCACGGCGTCAGCAGGTCGAATGCAACGGCGCCGGAACGCTGGATCGTGATCGATCCCTTCCACACGTCGTTCGACCCGATGTCGACGTTGATGTCGGCGACGTAGCCGTCGAAGATCGCCGAGGCGCGCGTGGCTACGACCTGCATGGCAGAGCCGACAGCCGTTGGCGTAGTTGCGCCGGGGCTGTAGATGCCCCACGAAACGACTTCCTTGCTCGCCTTGAGAGCAAACAAGTCCTCGTGCGCGACCTCGCCCGAATGCACGTTGAACGCGACCGTCACCTGACCGGGGTTGTTCAGACCGCCCACGAACGTCTTGTCGGTGTCGTTGTCGAGCGTCGTCGTTTCGATCTGGTCGGCAGCGCCGCCCAAACCGCTGATGCTCGATGCGGCAACCACGCGGGTAGCAGTGGTCGCGGCGGATGCCCAATACAGCTCGGTCTTCTGGCTCTTGATTGCGGTGCCCATTTCGGCTCCTTCAGAAACGAAAAAACCGCCCGAAGGCGGTTGGTTGCGAAGCGAATGCGGATCAGCGCAAAGCGATCCAGTCGAACTGCAAGGTCATCCGAAACCGGCCCGATTCGGCCGATGTCTCGAACAGCGTCATGTGTGCGTGCGGCTCCATCGCGTCACGAACGGAAGTGCCGAGCGTTTCGACCTCGGCGTCGTCGTCCGACCAGCAGTCGACCTGCACGCGGCAGCGATCGTTGTCGGCGCCGTCGAAACCGTTCTCAGGCGAACCGAACACCGACCATGTGATGTAGGGCGCGACGACGTTCTGCGGCGCCTGCCCGTGTCGATAGACGCGACCGCCGACGAGCGACGAGAGCAGCGGGTAAACGGGCGGCAGCATCAGAGCTTCTGCCGGCTCAACTTGCGCACGATCCGGTCAATGCCGGCGTTCAGTTCGCGCACGACGGTATCGAGCGCGAGTTGCCGCTTGGACAGATACGCAGGCCCCATCCACGGCTCGGCCGGTTGCTTCTCGGTGCCGAACTCGAGGAAGCGCCCCGTGGCGATCGTGCCGACATTGCGACCCGGATATTTCTTGCGCGAGAGCATCACGCGATAGCGTTCGTTCGCGCCGGACTTCTGCGGCTTCGGATCACGGCGCACGACAACCGACTTCGCCAGCAAGCCAGTTGGCACATAGCCCTGCCCTTCGTCCGGCTGCGTTACGCGCCGAATGTTCTGCACCGCTTCGTCGGCGATGACCTTCGCGCCTTTCAGAAGAGCGGATTTCACCGGCCCGCCCGACTTGCTCACGATCTCGGGCGGCAGGGACTTGAGCTTGGCGAGCACATCATCGAGCCCGTGCAGCGTCTGCGTATCAAGCACCAAGCACCTCCGATACGGGCAGCGTCAGGTACTCGCGCCCGCTCTTCGGGTCAGCCAGTACCCCGGCAATGTCGTACACCGTGGCGCCGTGAACCGCGCGCATCTTCGGGGTGATACCGGCCCGGTAGCGGATCGTGATGCGCGCCGAGATTTGAGATTGCGTCGCCTGTGCCGCGATGAACTCGCGTGCCGACAGCGGCTCTACGGCAGCCCACACGGTCGCCACGTCGGCCCAGGTAACGGCTATTGCCCCCGTCATCGGGTCTTGCGTTTCGACGCGGTTCTGGATCGTCACGCGATGGAGAAGGCGACCGGCTTCCATCAGTCGTCCAGCGTTCCGCCCGCGTTCTCGGGCATTTCTTCGTCCACGACCGACTGCGCGAGCATGGCAATGGAGCGCGCCAGATCGCCGATAGCGACCGTCATCGCGCGTTGCGCTTCGATCAGGTCGGCAATGCGGTGCTCTAGCGCACGACCGGCAGTCGGGCTACATTCGTACTCCCGCGCCTTGACCGATACGCCCATGTACTCGTCTGCCGTCATCATCGTGTCCGCTACCCTGTGTGTTCTGTTCGCCGTGATCGGCCTGAGTGCCCTGCACCGGCAGCGTCTTTCCGGTGGCACACAAGGCCGAACGCTTGCCTGGTCGATCGCCGGCCTGTCATTTCTCGGTGCCGCTGCCTTCGGATATCTGGTCTGGCTGCGCCTGTGGGTCGAGTCGATCCTGCGCGGCTAGTACACCCGCCACCGATCGAGCAGCCCGTCGACGAACGAACTCGCCTGCTCCGGGCGCTCGGAGTCCGCTTCGCGGTGCTGGTAGAGCGATCCGACCTTGAGCAGAATCCACGCCTTGATCTCGGCCGGGCACGCCTCGAAGCCCACCTGGTAAGTGACGCGCACCGCGTTCGCTTCTGTCCGCGCTGACGGCCAGTCGGAGTCATACGCCGGCAGCAGCCAGTTCGGGCTCTGCGAGTCGTCGAGGTAGTAATCGCCCGGCGCCATCGTCTGCGTAGTGCCATCGGCATCGACGTACTCGACTGAATCGATCTGCACGACCGGCGACATCGGCAGGCGAATGCCGTCTGCCGGGAACTCGTCGACCGAGAGCGTCACGGTCTGACGTGCGACGGCACGTTCCAGCATGTGCTCGCACTGCCCACGGGCGGCCGAGATGAGCGAGGCAATGAGCGCGTCCTCGTCGTCCGTCTCGACGCGAAGGTGTAGCTTCGCCTCGGCCAGCGTCACCGGCTCGACTGCCGGGGCAGTGATGACCTTCAGGCCCATTGCGCGCGCCCATAAAAAAAGCCGCCCGAAGGCGGCTCGTGCCGTGTCATGTGTGCCTACCCGTACTGTCGTGGCCGGCGCATCGTCTGAACCTGCGGCCGACGCGTGTACACGTTGCGCTGATAGCCACGGTCATGCCGCGAGCGCGCTCCGTGCAACGCCAGTGGCGCTCCCGTGGCGGTGAGGTCAGCAGCAGCCAGCGCCCCCGCCACCGCCGCCGCCTCCATCCGAATCTGCGCCGAGAGCACGCCCGTCGCCATCGCCGCGGCGAATGCCTGCGCTTCGAACGTGATCGCCACGTCCAGCGTGCCGCTCGCCTGCACGACCGAGGCCGCTGCGCTGCGCAGCTGAATGCCCGTCGTGAGCCCGCCCTCGGCGATCGCGAGCGCGGTTGCGTCGGCGGAGAGACCTGCAGGCGTTGTTGAGAGATCGCCGCTTGCCGATGCGCCGCCGAGCACGTCCGCCGCAAGCCGGATGGCGGTCGCGAGATTGCCTGCCGCCAGCGCCTTGCCGATTGCGTCACCCACGAGGTGCGCAGCGCCGCCCGCCAGCGTGCCCTCGGCAATCGCCTTGGCGACTGCCGCTGCCTCGAAGCGGATGAACGTTGTGATGCTGCCGGCGGCAAGCGCGGCTGCAGTAGCGTCGCCGGCGAGCGCCGCCGGTGCGCCCGGCGCGGTCAGATCGCCCGTGGCCTGCGCGCCTGCTTGTGCCTGGGCCGCGAGGCGAATCGCGTTCGTGAGGCCCGCCGCTGCAACGGCCTTCGCGAGCGCGGCGCCCTGCAGGCGGATCTGCGCAGTGAGCACGCCACCCGCTTGCGTGAGCGAGGCTGCGGCGCCTGCGAGCTGCACGCCAGTCGAAAGGCTGCCGGTGCTCGTCGTTGCGACTATCGAGGCACCGGCCATGCGGATGGCAGTCGTGAGGACGCCGCTGGCCTGTGCGCCGGCCTGTGCGTCTGCGTCGAGTTCCGCGGCCGGCGCCCCCGCCCCTACGTCGAACCAGATGCGGTGCGAGGGGGCGCGGAAGAGTTGCCAGGGGTTATCGGCGAGCGCTCCCGCCGCGGCTACCCCGATGTGACGATGAAAGAACAGTGCGCCATAAGCATCGGCTTTCATCTGGCGGTTGAGGTTGCTGCGATTGTAAACAGCGAAGAACGCATCCGATGGTGGCGTCATCGCTGGCGGAGTCGAATTCAACGTCGGAACGATCTGTCTGCCATCGACAAACGCGGTGGGCTCCCACCCAGCACTCGCCCAATCTATTGCGAGCACGAAATTGCGTTGAATTAAAGGCTCGGTTGGCGACAACTCCAGTAGACGCCAACGCACCGAGTCGCCAGTCGTATAGATGCTGATCGTTCCGCTGCCTGGAACGAGGTCCAGTGTATAGCTCGACGTATTACCGATGCCGAGAACACGGCCACCGGAGTATCCGGTCCCCATCAGAACTACGGTGAACGCACTCAACGATGGCGCTGGTGCGGTCCATTTTGCAGAACTAGCGCCTCCGCTAATCCGGTGGTAAATTCCGTGCGGGCCAACGCCAACTGGGAAGTTACTTGTTTGCGCTCCACCAGTAAGCAGCGTGTCAGCCTGTCTCGGCAAGATGACTGAGGTCAGCCCACGCGCGAGCGGATTGCCCCAATCGACCTCGACCGCCCCCTGCGGCTGATGCCGCCACCGACGCGGCAGGAAGATCGCCGACACTTACGCGCTCGCGGCCGACGTGATCTCGGAGAAGAACGCCTCGACGGTGACGGCCTGCCCGGTGTTGCCCGCGAACTCAACTTGCAGGTGCATCACACCGGGTGGAACGTCCAACGACCATTGCTGCGTGTCGCTGTTCGTCGTCGTGCCCGAGAACTGATAGAGCCTCTTCCAGTCCGCTCCCTCGGCCGCGGCGGCAGGCGTGGTCCCGTTGGCGTGGGCGATGCTCACGGTCATCAGAGAGGGCGCCGTCGGGCCGGTCGCGCCGTTGGCGATCTTGCCTGTGAGGATGCCGCCCTGCGCGGTCCGCAGATCCAGCGTGCCGCGCGTTGTGGAGTCGGCGGCGTTGCTCGTGCTCGCAACGATCGTCCGCGCGGTCTTGTTCAGCGTGATCGTCGCCATCAGATAGCCCTCGTGCCGTCATCCAGCCAGATCGCCCGGCGCACGTCCATCTCGCTCACCGGGTCCGGCTCCTGACCGAGCGCGATCAGCGCATCGGCCTCGCCCTGCGTGATGACCGCCGCCGAGACAAGCTGCGCGAGCGCGCCTGCAACAAGCGGCGACGAAACTTGCAAGCGGCCCTGTTCGAGCAGCGGGCGCACGTGCCGGAAGTCCGGCGCGCTGTAGAGCGCATCGAGCAGCGCATTGCCCGATGCGAGGCCGACGGTGGCGAGGATCATGCCGACGCCGATCTCGGCGTCACTCGGGCGCGTCCTGCCCACGCTCATGGCGGCGGCGATCGCCTCGCTGTCAGGCATCAGCGCCGTCAGCGTTGGCGACTCGCTGATGGCAGCCCGGATTTCGGCGTGGGTCATCACTGGAACGTGACAGTCAGCGCGCCGACGGCGAACGAAGGTGCAGCGTCGCCGTTGTTCACACTTTTCGCGCTCGTCAACGCCTGGCAGATCCACATGTTCCCCGCCGTGGCCGAATCGAGCAGCGCGAAGTGCGTGATCGATCCCCAGTTGGCCGTCGGCGCGGGGAAGGTCACTGCCGCGTTGTTGCTCGTCTGCCCGCCGGTGCCGCTGGATGCTGTCGTGCTGCCAGCGCTCTGCGTGCCGGCCCAGTTGGCGAGGCTCGACGTGACCGCCACGCGCGCATAGCTGCCACCAGAGACCTCGGTCCCGGCGGCAGAGTCCGAGCACGCCGTCGTGTAGAGCGCGACGTAGAACGTCGCCGGCGCGCTGAGGGCTTGCCCCCGGAAGATCGAATCAACAACTTTGTTCTCGGCGAAGTCGGTGAGCGACTGCGCCTGCACGGGCAGCGAGAACGCCAGCACGAGGCCGGCGAGGATGCGGAAGGGTTTCATCGCTTGTGTGACTCCTGAAATGAAAACGGCCCGGTGGTTAGCCGGGCCGGGGGACTCAGGCGGCAGCGCCGGCCGCGATGGTCGCGGCGATCACCGACGCATCCTGCGCCGTCGGCTTGCTGTCCGGCTGGTACTGGATCGCGATGATCCCGCCCACCGCCGCGTTCGCCGTCGTGCGCGTGAGCGAGGCGAACATGTAGCGCAGTTGCGGCTCGTACACGTCCACCATCAGCGCCTTGCTGTCGGCGTCGGTATCGCCTGCCGTGAAGGTCGCCGACCCCTGCGCCACCGGAGTCGGGGACGACGTGCTGTTCGCACTGTTGCCCTTGGCCGTGAGCGTCAGCACGCATCCGGTCGTCACGTCGCCCGTCAAGGCAACGAACATGACGCCGGACCAGCCCTGCATGTCCAGCACGTCCGACGTGATTTCGGTCTGCGCCGCGGCAGCCGCCGCCTTGACGACGGTGATCTTGATGTCTTTCGAGAGGTTCATTTCCGTTTCCTTTTCAGAATCACGCCGCCTCGAAGCTCAGGAACTTCACGGCCTCGAAGTTGACGGCACCCGAACCGGTGCGCTTCGTGCTGTAGAAGCGGATGTACGGCTTGGCGGTGTAGGGATCGCGCAGCGTGCGCACGCCGATGCGATCGACGATCGTGAACGCCTCGCGGAAGTCACCGAACGCCAGCGACTTCGATGCGGTCGCCAGTGCCGGCATGTACTGATCGATCCGCACCGGGTAGCCCAACAGACGATCCGGTTGGCCCGCTTGCAGGCTCGGCTCCCACAGGTAGCGGTCGCTCGTCGCTTCCTTCATCTTGCGGATGAGCGTGCGTACCTCGCGACGCATCAGCCAGATGGCGTTCTGCAGGTACTGATCCTTGAACGCGCCGATCAGGTCTTGAAGGGGATCGGCCTTGGTCGTGTGGAACGCACCGTTGGCACCCGTCTTGACCATCTCGAACGAGCCCCACGCGCGCGCACCGTCCGCCGTTGCGGCCATCGTGTAGCTGCACAGGCCGCGCGGCTGTCCAACGCCGGTGCCGTTGATGAACGCATTGCCTTCGACGCGCGCCATCTTGTCGGCGATCTTGTCGGCGAGCCACGCTTCCACGTTGGTCGCTGCGTCGTCGATGAGCTTCTGCGTGACCTTCGGCTGGGCGTACATCTCGTGCGCCTCGATCCGGTACTTGCCGACCTGCGGCGTGTCCGTGTCGTTGCGCGTGCCGATCTCCGATACCCACCCGGCGTCCGCTTCGTCGTTGTCGACGATGCCTTCCAGCGCGTCCGTCGAGATCGTGATGACGTTCGCCACCTGGCGCATGACCGACTGCTCGTAGACCCTCTTGACCATCCGGCCAACGGTCGGCGCCGGCAGCAGGTAGCCGCCGTCCGGGTCCGAGCCTGCCGACATCGCTTTGCGCTCATCCGCGCTCAGACGCTCGAGGTCTCCGTGGCGCACCAGCGAGAAGAATCCCGACTTGTACTGCGCGTACTGCTCGGAACCCACCTCGGCGGGAACCGGGCGACCCTTGCTCTGGAAGTCCGCGCGAAGCATCGCGTTCCACGACTTCGCCTCGGCTTCCATCTCGTCGGCCTTGCCTTCACCCGCACCCGGACGCTGCGACTTGAGCACGAACGCGTCGAACTGCGACTTCAGGTCTTCGACCTTGTCGAGTTGCTCGCTGATGTTGGTGAGTTTGACCTCGAGGTCGCCGACCGCCTTGCCTTCGGCCTTCGCCTTGATGGCTTCGTCGTTGGTCCGCTTGAACTCTTCCCACGCGCGGCCCTGATCCTCGATCAGCCGCTTGACTTCACTGATGTCCATTTGATGCTCCGGAAATGAAAAAACCCGCTCGAGGCGGGTTCGTTTGGGGTTGCTGGCGGCTACTTGTTCGGCAGTGCCACTTCTCGCCGACGCAATGCGTCGAGCAGCTCGGCCACCGGATCGCCCGGTCCGCCAGAGGCACCCACCGGATCACCCGGCCCGATGCCTTTGATTCGTGCAATTAACGCCACGGCCTGCGTCTTGGACAGGCCGATGCCGCTCAAGAATTCCTCCGCCTCACGAAGCGAGGACAGATCCTCGATCGACTTCACCGAAGCGACACGCGCCTTCGTGTTCGCCGGTCGCGTCACCGGAGAGATCTCGATCAGGTCGATTCGCTTCAAGCGCCGCCGCGGATCTTCCGGCTTGCTGCGCGGCTCGGATTCCTTCGCGATGTAGCCGATCGACAGTCCGTCGATCGCCGGACGCGGACTCATCTTCATCAGCGTGTACATCTCGCGCCCGCGAGGCGTGTCCGCAAACTGACCCTCGACCCGCAGACCCTTGCCGTCCTCGACGATGTCCGTCCAGACACCAATCGGCGTCATATCGTCGGCCGTCATCCCCCATCCACCGTGCTGCGAGAGCATCGCCGGCCATGCCTGCTTGCCCTCCTTCACGTCAGAGAGGAACTTCGAGAACGCGCCGGCTTCGATCACGTCGCCATAGGCGTCGACGTTGCCGAACACCGCTCCATAGCCCGCGAACGACATTTCGTCACCCGCGAACTTCAGGTCAATCAAGTTGCACGTCAGGTTCTGGGTCTGCATTCGGTTCTTCCTTTGCCAGCGTCGGCAACTTGGACGCGTCTCCCCCCATCGGGTTCAATTCCTCCAGCGCGCGCACTTCATCCTGCGTCATCCACGCAGGTGATCCGCCAGAGCCGAGCGCCTTGGCGAAGTACTCCGAGCGGTCTTTGTGCGACCCACGAAGCAGGCCGGCCGCCGTGAATTTCACGAAGTAGCCGTCGTCCAGCTCGTCCTCGGTGAGCAACTGACAGTCCGCCGACTGCTCGATGCGCTCGTACCAGGGCGAGAGCGTGTGCACGACATGCGCGAGAAACATCTGCTCGGCAGAGGCGTAGGTGCTCGCCTTGTCTGAGTAGCCGATCATGATCGGCATCACCCGGAAGGCCCGGCAGATTTCCTCGATCTGGTAGCGCCGGGTTTCAAGGTGCTGCGCGTCCACGCCCGTCATCGTGTGCGGCTGGAACTTCGCATTCCGGTCGAGGATCAGCGGCTTGCCGGCGTTCTTCGCGCCCGCGTAGTTCTCAGCGATCCAGTCGGTCAACTGCTTGTGCTGCTCGCGGTCGAGCTTGCCGTCGACCGAATACGTACCAGCAACCCGGGCGCCGTTCTTGTGCAGGCCGGCGTGCGATTCCTCGGTCATCATCGCGAGCCCGATCGCCTCCCGAGCCTGCTTGACCACGTCCAGCCCAGTGACCCCATCCCACGACGGGCCGCGCCAGTGCCAAATGGCAGAGGCCGGGAACGTCTGCCTCTTGCCGTTCGGCGCCCTGATCTCGTACGTCAGGCTGTAGTCCTCGGCCTGCTTGCACGTCACGTCGCCGGGCTTGATCGGGATCAGCTCGCGCACCGCGTCTTTCATGTCGCGGCCGATGAACGCAATCGCATCGCCGGTCAGGACGACGTGAAATGCCATCGTCTCGCGTAGACCGAAGGAGGTCATCCAGCCGTTCGGCTTGCGATGCAGAGCGCGGTACATCGGATGATCCGTCGCCGGCAGCGTCGAATTGCCGACCGTGCGATACAGCCGAAACGGCACCTGCGCGATGCCCTCGGCAATGACCCGGGCGCAGCCGAGAACCGCCGTCACCTCGAGCGCGCTGTCCGTCGTGACGCTCGCGCCGCTCTTGGACGTACGTGTCCCGTAGAGGTGCGCGAACAGGTCGGCAGAGTGACGGATCGAGCCGTCCTCGTTCGCCTTGCGTGACCAGGGCCAGAGTCTCACGCTGCGACTTCCCAAAAGGAGCGAGCGCCAGCCGGGTTCAGCGCCATCAGAGCCGCTGCATTGAACAGTGCCATCAACGGGTCGATCTTCGCCGAGCCGGCAGCCTGCTTGGTAATCATCACGGCATTGCCCCTCGGTTCGACCTTCGCGTTTCCTACGCACCAATCCATGAGCCGCGCGCCTCCATGCCACAAGGCGCCCTCTGCCAACTTGCGCTCAACCGTCTTGATCGCGCCGGTTAGCTTCCAGCCCTGCGAAATGCCGACGATCGATTCGCTCGGCACGTCCGCAGCGACGATCGCATCCACGATCGAGCCGATGCCGTGCGGGTCGCAGCCGATCTTGTCCATAAGACTCGACCCGTGAACGCGCCCGACGATCTCCGCGATCTGCTCCACGTCCTGCCCGATGCGCTCTACCAGCGTCAGGTCGCCGTCGCGCTCAAAGTCCGCGAACCGTGCCGCCTCCGACTTGCGGCGTTCCATCACGCTCGGATGCGCCCATGCGTGCGACCAGAGCAGCCATTCGTGCGTCTGCTTGTCTCGGCCGAGAACAGCCAGCCCGAGCAAGTCATCCAGCCCGCCCCCGTCAATTCCGACCGTGACGACCTCGGAACGCTCGAGCAGCGCATCCAGCGAAAGGCCGGCAGTTCCCTGCTGCTCCCAATAGTCCGCGCCGGCCCATCGGTCGGACATCAACGCCAGGCCGATCTCGACGTTCAAGTGCTTGGCGAGGAACGCTCGAAACGATTCCTCGCCGTCTTCCATCGCCTGCTTGTGCTTCTTCTCGATGAATGGAACGTCTACCGACACGCCCCAATTCGGATTCGTGATGTAGGCGTTCGATAGTTCCCGGTGCGCCCCCGCCTTGACCATCTCGGGCGGGAACTCGTACAGCACAGGGAGGAACGTCTTGTCCTCTACGCGACCGTCCCTGACCTTGCGAGCGTAGTCCAGCTTCTGCTTGAACACACCGGCAGGCGGCGACTCGGATTGTGTCGTCGCATAGATCACGAACCCCTCGGGGCGCGACGTGAGCCCGCCGGTCGCCTCGAGCAGCATGTTCGCCGCCTTCGCCTGCTTGCCGAACTCGTGCAGCTCGTCGACGAATACGCCGATCGCTTTCTTGCCGGAAACCGTGTCGCTGTCGGCGGCGACCACCTTCAGCGTTGCCTTCGTGTTCCGGTGCGTCACCGTCCGAAGGTGCTCCTGCACATGAGCAAGAGCCTTCAACTCGTCATCGGCCGCGATCATGTCGCGGATCGGCTTGAACGAGTTGTCCGCCACCTCTTTCGTCGGCGCCAGGATGATGAACTCGCCCGACGAGCGCCAGTTCAGCAGCAGCGCGGTCAACATGATCCCGGCTGCAATCGTGCTTTTTCCGTTCTTCTTGCTGATGAGCAGCAGGAACTCGTTGATGAGCCGCCGCCCGGTTTCCGGGTTGTACGCACCGAACACCGCGCCGACGAAATCCGTCACCCACGGGCGCACCGTCTCGCGCATCAGCGGGCTTCCAGTGGCGTCCACCATCCGAAGGTCGCCGAATACGTCGAGCGCCTCCTGGGCCTCGGCAGGGAACAGCGGCGGGCACGGGATCAGCGATTCACCAGCAACGATCCGACGCTCCCAATCCGGGAGCGCAGTCGACCACTCAGCCATTGCTCACGACGAGCTTCGGCGGCGCTTTCGGTGCGAACCGGCCGGCAGAGGCTTGCTTCGCCTTTTCTGCGGCGTCGTCCTTCTTGCCTGCCTCGCCGACCTTCTGATGCACGAACGGCATCAGAGCCTTCGCCGCATCGGCCCGAAGCTTCATGTCCGAGCCGGCGTCGTTCATCAGCGCCGTGAGGAACGCTTTCGGGTCTTTCGTGAGCGCGATAGCGTCGTTCAGCGTTGGCGGCGACGGCTTCCGGCCAGCGCCGGGCCTCGCGCCCCCGCTGCGTCCGGGTTTGCCTGCCATTTGAATCTCGTTTGATAGACCAAAAAATCTGCGCGTGAGGGGACGGGCGGTTTCCGTCGACCAGCCTTTCAGACTTTCGACCGCCCCCCCGCCTCCGCTGCCGTCTTGACCTTGTGGCACTCGACGCACAGCGACTGATAGTTCGTCTCGTCGTCAGCGCCGCCATCCCACAGCGGAACGACGTGATCGACTTCCTGTGCTGCTGCCACCCTGCCGGCACGTTCACAATGGACGCACAGAGGGTGATCGCAGAGCCATTGCCCTCGGCGGCGCATCCACGGCCGCCCGCGCTGCCTCGGCGTTGCGCCGATGCGCTCTGTTTGCTCCGCTACGCGCCGGGTGTTCAGTGTTCCAAGCCTAGGCGCGAGCGTTACAAGCCTTCTACTTCGCCCCTGCAAGCCGATTCCCGCAATACTTCATCGCGAACTCTTCCGGCGAGCTGCCGCCCATCTTGAGCAACCTCATGTGCAAGCCGATCAAGTAGTTCTCGGCCTCGTCAGTGGATACGGCAATCGGCGCGTACCCGACGTATGCCCCGAACGAGTTCTTGGCATTCATCTCGCCACACAAGACCAGCGACCCGTTCTCCGAACGGCTCACGAACAGGTCGCGGAACTTGGCAGAGTCCGGGTCTTTCAGTTCCGCCGCTGCTATCGCCTTAGCCTCGCGCACGAACTTGTCGTACTGAGCGACGGCAGGAGTTGCGATCAGCACACCCGCCAGCAATACCGCTGCCCTCATCTTCGCCTCCCTTGTGTTATGGCAGGCAAATACTAGGACAGTCGGCGGCAAGAAAAAAGAAGCCCGCAACTGAGGCGGGCTGAACGCACCTTGCGGTACGAGGGGAGGAGACATGAAAACTGCGGAGGCAATGCCCCGGACGAATTGTGGCGGTTTTCGTAGCGAGTGTCGCCTACTCGATGTGGCACTCTTGCTTCCATGCGTAGAGGGCGAAACTGCCTGCGCCTCTCGGTGGTGTGCGACTCACTATGCTGTGCTCGATCAGCGCATCCAGCACGCGCCCGACGCCGATGCGAATGGCCTTCTTGCGCTTCCGGTCGGCCCCGCAATTCCGCGTGATCTCGACGTAGCGCAGGATCTCGCGCATACGCCACTTCCGCCCCGGATACGGGCGCATCAGGCTCGAAACCTCGTCGTAGTACAGGATCGCTCAGCCCTCCACGAAGAACATCCGCTCGCCGCGGAAAGCCTCGCCCACCTTCCGCGCCGCATTCAGCAGCGTCGTCTCGAACACGTCGCGCGATACCTTCATCCGGCGCAGCGCGATCGGTTCCTCGGTCCTGCGCACGTACCTATGGATCAGCGACCATCGTTCGGTCTGCGTCAGGCGATCCATGAACACGCGATGCACGATCTCGGCTCGCTGGCGGTTCGGCGCAATCGGGCGCGGCTCGACTTCCTTGTACAAGTCCGACGGGTCGATCCATCGGTGCTCGATAGAAGCGCAGTGATCGGGCGGGATGGGATGCGGCAGCGGACCCGATCTGCACCACCGGGCCCAGTTGAGCAGCTCGTGCTCGAGCCAGTCGGCGATCACTCAGCGCCCTTCTCTTCCGGCATGTACTCGCACTTCACCGTGACGGCTTCATCCATTGCGAAGCGAACCTCAAACCACTGGACGGCCCTCGGTATCTGCAACTCGACCCGGAGGAAGTCGACAATTCGCTGACCTGCTTCGCTGCTTGGTACGATCAGGTTCATCAATTCATCGCCCCATAGAAGTTCCGCACCCGCTCCATGAGCGCCTCTTCGGCTGCCTCGGCTGTCTGCCAGTCGGCACGCTCGGAAACGCCATCAGGGCGCTTCCAGACGTACCCAACGCCGCCTTCCGTCTCGAAGAACAGCGCCTCGCCGGCAGGCTTGCCCTCGAAGGTCACGGCGTGGCCGCAGAAGGCGATCATTCCCGCACCTTCTGCGCGTAGCGTTCCAGCGCGCTGAGCGCGTCCCCGGCAGGCACTTGCCCCTTACCCGAGCCCTGATCGGCGCTTGTGGGCAGTTCTGGCGCGCCCCAGGGGCTCATGGCCTCCCACGCCCACAGCACGAGCGCAACGGATGCGATGCATGCGCCGAACAGAGCGCCGACGAGGAAGGACACGGGATCGGGGGTCATGCGGATTCCATCGTTTTGAGCACACGAAGCGCGGATTCCACGTCGCACACGACGGCGAGCGTTCCGCCGCGCCAGTTGCCGTGCCACGTCAGCTGATCGTCGGTCAGCCGGCGCTCGCTCGGCGGCCTGGCGCCGTCCTTGACTTCGACGAGCGCCGTCTTGCCCCGATAGCCCACGAGCAGATCGGGAACCCCTGCGCCGACTGTGTGCAGCGGCTGCACCGTCGCCCCGCAGGCGCGCAGGGCGTCGACAATGGCCGGCTGATTCGAGTCAACCTTCGCTGCGCGGCGCATCAGCGGCGAGCCTCGAAGAACTTGCCGAGGCACCGCTCCCAGGCGAGAACGCACGCGAGCTGCGCGTCGCCACCGTGCGGGTGCTTCGCGCGCGCGCACGTCGGCGTCTGGCCGTAGCGCGGCAGCCGGCGCTGATGCGCGCATTCGTGGCAGCGGGAGTCGGTCATGCGGGCTCCGTCGCGTGCGAATAGGTGTACGCGCGGCCGGATTCATCGCGCCCGGCGAACATATCGTGATACCGGCCCGTTACCCGGTCGTATCGCAACGTCGCCATACCGACCCGACCGACGCGCTTCTTGCGCACCTTCTGGACGTGAATCTCGACCTCTTGCGTGTCGGTCGAACGATCACGCCAGACCGTAATGATGTTGTCGGCCTTGTTGTTCCAATGCGCGGAACCGGCGATCTGGTACGGCGTCGGCAGCGGCTCCTTGTCCGAATCCTTGCGTGGCAACAGCATCCGAGGATGGGCCACGACCCACACGTGCACGTCGTGGCTGCGCGCGAACTTGCGGATCGTCGACAGCGTTTCGCTGATGTACTTCGTCTCGGTCGTGCTCTCCGAGTAGCGATGCTCGATCTCGTTCCAGGGATCGAGGATGATTCCGGTGACGCCGCGCGTCTTGACCAGCTGCCGGCACTGCGCGAGAAGCGTTTCGGGCGTGGACTCTTCCGGCATCAGGAACGTGTAGTTCTCCTTGAACCACGTTTCCGCCATGTCGATGTCGGTCGGCGACATACGCTCCGTCGGACCCCGATCGAACGGCTTGCCGATGAACTTCTCCATCAGCTTTTCGATGTGCTCGGACACTGGAAGGTTCTCGGCCGAGTACACGGCGAAGCGCCATCCGTAGCGGCGCGCGAGGTTCAACGCGAGCGCGTCGAGCCATTCCGACTTGCCGTGCCCAGGCACGCCGGTAACGAGCGTCCATTCGCCCGGAAGCACGGTGTAGAACTCGTCGACCGATGACCATCCGGTCGAGAGCCCTTTCGAGCGACCGTGTTCGTAGTGCTGCCGAATCTCGGCAAAGAAATCACCCGCCGAATGCGCGCCCTCGACCGGCAGCGGTTGCGCCCGCAGGATGCAGTCGGCGAGTACATCTGGCCCGTGCGCGACGAGCACCTCGTTCGCGTCTTTGCACCCCTCCGGCCACTCGACCACGAGGCAGTTTTCACGGCCGAGCCGGCGCACCAGCTCGTCTTTCAGCCGCGCACCAGGTGCATCGCTGTCGACCGCAATGATGTGCGTCTTGACGTGCTCGAGTTCCTGCGCGTCGAGGAAGTCGAACTTGCTGCCGTAGCTCTTGGAGTCCGGCGCAGGCGCTCCGTCCGGCACCGACACGCACGACTGATAGCCCGCCTGCTCGACCGAGAGTTTGTCGATTTCGCCCTCGACCCACACGAGCGTTTCGCCGATGTCGTTCAACCCGTACAGCACGCGCTCGCAGGCCGATTCCATGCGAAAGAGCTTGTCGGCCGTGCGCGACTTGATGTTCACGACATCCGTTCCGCGCAGGTACGGGAACAAGATGCAAGTGCGCTCTTCCTCGACCTGGGGGAAGTAGCGCGTGCCGTTGCCGATCTGGTTGCGCCGAAGGACTTCGGCACCGATTCCCCGCTTGGCGAACCACGTGACGATGTTCTCGGGCACGCCGTCGGACGTGGCAACGTAGTCCGGCTTGCGCCACGTCTTGACGATCTCGGGCCGACGATAGATGCCAGTGCCCAGACCGCCCGCCCATTCGCAGTGCCAGCAGTGAAAAACCTGCTTGTCCAAATTGACGTTCAAACAGCGATATGACCGTTTTTTTCGTGTGTGCGAGCACTGTGGACAAATTGCTTTAATTTCCCCGGATGTGTGACCGCGTGTATCTATGCCTAAGTCCGCGAAGGTTTTCATGCCCACGCCCTCCCAGACACGACTTGCTTGACAAGTGATTCGCTGACTCCAAACCTTTGCGCAATTGCGGCTCGCCCATAGCGGCCACCGCCAGAAGCGAGCCTCCGAATCTCATCGGCCGTTGCCCGTGTGAGTTTCGCGTTCACATGGTCTTCGCCGCGCGGGTGACGCCTATTGCGTGTGATCTGCTCTCCGCTGGCTTGCCGACCTTTGGCAACCTTGTCCCGCATGTTGTCGGCCCTCGTCCCGAGAAACAGGTGATCGACATTCACGCAAGCGGGGTTGTCGCAGTGGTGGCAAACGCACATCCCATGCGGGATAGGCCCATTCGCCTGCTCCCATGCATGTCGATGCGCAAGGCGCGTGCGACCGTCGACCTTGATCCGCCCGTAACGCAACTTTCCAGGCCGTGGCGAAAAATACGATCCGGCCCACTCGACGCAATCTCTCAGCACAGCGCCACCCTCTTCGATCCGTCCGCGTTGAAGTAGCTTCCGCCGCAGCGATAGCGGCCGTCCGGGAGCTTCTCTACCCTGCCGCCCATCTGCTCGCGGATTCGATCCGCGACCGGGTCCGGCTTGATCGCCGCCCCGAGGTACTCGACCGGGTTTGTCTTGGATTTCGCCGCCACGAGCGCGGCCATTGCGCCGTCGTCCCCGAGTTCCTTGCGCGCCTTCGCGACGAGGCTGCGCGCGGCCTTTTCGCTACTGCCGGTTGCGGTGAGGACGGACACGCCGAGGTCGAAAATCGCCTTCACCGGGTCGGGCGGGTCTGAAATCGGATTGGGGGGCGGAACGCCCGAAGCGTTAGCTTCGGAAGTCTTTATCTGGCTATGGCTATGGTTAGGTTCACAAGTCGTCCACGATTCGTGCTCGGTTCGTGTGTCGATTCGTGCTGGTTTCGTTGCACGTCTTTTCGCTTCTCGTGCCTGCGCCGTCGCACGATTCACCTTCGCCTGCTCACGTCCTTTGGCGATCTCTTCGTCGGCACGTGGGTTGATGAGGCCGCCATCACCTTCTGTCCAGAACCGCTCTGCCACGGCGTCGATTGCATCGCGGTCGGCCTTCGTCTCAGCGCGAAGCAGTCGATGTAACTCGCGGCCGGTGGGCAGTGCGCGCTCCGTTGCGTAGTAGTGCTGAAGCATCAGCAGATACGCGCCGTGCTCGGCCAGCGTGAGGGTTCCGGTGTCACGCTGGTAGTCGCCGATGTAGAGCTTGAAGAAGTTGATGGCGGCCTCCGTCACTTCAGAACGGGATCCGGGGATCCGACGGCACCCAGGCCACCTTGAACTCGCCGATGCTTGGAGGAACCATCTCGCGCACGCGCTCGGCGAGCCGCGCGTGGTCTTGTTCGCTGATGGCGTAGTCGTCGGGTTCGTCCGGAAACCAATTCGACGGCAGTCGGAGTGCGCGCGAGCCGTCGACGAAGCTCGACGCTGGCATGTCGAAATGCAGCCGCCTCGTGCCGCTGATTCGTACGGTCGGATCGCTATGGAGCGAGCCGTGCTCCGTCTCGACGTAGTTGTAAATCAGCGTGACGCGGCACTCAGCACCGCTCCGCTCATCCTTCACTGTCCCGACTTCTCTCTCGTGTTTCATGCTCACCCTCTCATGCACCGCTGATTGCGCATCGGCAGGCGGGCGGTGAATCCGCTTTTCGGGAGCTACCCTAGCCGCGCGCAAAACGACCTCCGTCTGCATCACTCGGCCCGCAGACGAAGAACAACGAACAACCATGTCACCGCTAACGCCGGCATCAGCCGGTGCGCGTACAGCCACATGACGAGGCGCTTGATGAGCGAACGCATTCAGACCCCGTGCATCCGAGCCAGCCGGCGCATGTCTGCCTCGTACTGCTCCGGCGTGACCACGAACCGCTGCGTGTAGTCGGCTTTCGCGCGCTCATACCCCGCGTAGTTCGGCACGGGCGCCTGCACGGCCATAGCGGCATAGGCGCGCATGAATTGCTCGCGAGGGCTGAGTTCGGCGACGGCGCTCATGCGACGGCCTGCGCGAAAAGATCGTCCGTCTTGGCAAGCGCGGCGGCGATGTTGCGAGTCGCCTGTTCGTAGTAGCTGCGCTTGAGTTCAACCCCGACGAAGCGGCGCCCCATTTCGACCGAGACGTACCCCTCGGAGCCGATGCCCATGAAGGGCGACAGAACGATGTCGTCGGGGTTCGTCCAGAGCATCACGCCCCGGCGGATCACTTCAAGCTGCAGCGGGCAGATATGGCGCTCGTCGTCGTGCTCGCGGGCGCTGGTGTACTGCAACGTGTCGGACGGATTGATGTCCATCCAGATGGGCGAGGCGACCTTCTGCCACAGGTCGACCGGGTATTCCTCCCTCGTGTGCGTGATGCGCTCGGACTCGCCGGGCGCACGCATCGTCACGAGATAGTCGGGGATGCCCTGCCGGCACATGGCCGAGTTCTCGCGCACGGACTTGTGCAGCAGGCCGAGCGCCTTCGTGCGCTGCATCGCCGTAACCGGGTCTTTCCAGATGCAGACTTCGGAGTGGTAGATGAACCCCTCGGCCTGGAATGCCCGGATCAGGTTCCCCCGGAAGTCTTTCAGGCCGATGTAGCCGTCGCGCTGCTTGCTCGCCGGCATCAACATGCAGTGAAACGAGACGTTGCGGCCCGGCATCATCACGCGGCGCAGCTCGCGCACGAGATAGCCGAAGTGCTCGAAGAATTCCTCGTCGGATCGCACGTTGCCCATGTCACGCGGGCTGTTGCTGTAGGTGTACAGCGAGGCGAACGGCGGCGAGAAGATGCTGTAGCCGATCGACGCATCGGGAATGCCCTGCAGAACGTCCACGCAGTCACCGTGGAACAGCGAATACCGATCCTCGATCGTTTGGTCGATGCAGTTCACGCCGCGCTCCTGAGCCAGTTCGGCACCTGCACCGACTGGACTGCGTTGTATTCGTTCGTCTGTCGGTGCGATCCAGTCACTTCCTGCATGACGGCCGCGCGCGTCTCCTGACTGAGCGCATCGGCCATTGCCCCGGCGTCGCGCTCTTTGCGTTTCAGGTTCGCCACGATCGCGCCCTCGGCCTTGCTGGCGAAGATATGGACGTGGACCTCACGCTTCTGGCCGAAGCGCCAGCAGCGGCGCACGGCCTGGTAATAGGCCTCGTAGGAGTCGGTGACACCGACGAACGCCATGCGTGCCGCGTGCTGCCAATTCAGCCCCCACCCGCAGATGGATGGTTTGCTGACGAGCACGCGGGCCTCGCCTCGCGCGAACGCCTGCAGGCGCGCTTCCTTCGTGTCTACGTCGTCTGAGCCGCGAATCTCGATTGCGCCGTTGATCGCTTTGGTCAGCGCCGCGCTCTCGTCGTTCAGGTCGCACCAGACGACCCACGGCTCCGACGCTTCGGCGTTGACCTTCGCAGCGCACTCGGCGACCCGCTCTGCCATCGAAGCCCGGCGCGCGTCCCTGCGCTCGGAAAGCGTCTGCGCCTCGGCCGCGAACAGCATTCCGTTCATCGGCCCATCAATCTCGATCTGATGCTCACGGATGTGCAGCTTCGGCAGCCGATACGGGCCGTCATCGAACCCCAGGTCAGACGGCTTGCGGATCAGCGCACCCCACGAGACGACCCACCGCCAGAACTGCTCGCGTGCGTGGCCTTTGAGGCGCCACACGGACGTATCGCCGCCGTCGTGCGTGAAGAACTCGGCGAGCATTTCCGCCCGGCTGCAGATGCCGAGGAATTCGGCGTGCGTGCCCAACTCGGTCCAGTCATTCGGCGCGGGGGTAGCTGTCGCGGGCAGGCGGAACGGCGTTTCCCGGAAGGCAGCCGTGAGCAGTCCGAACGACTTCGCGTCGTGGTGCTTGATGATTGACGACTCGTCGAGCACTACCCCGCCAAAGATCGACGGGTCGAATCGATGCAGGCGATCGTAGTTCGTGATGTTGATGCCGCGATCGTTCACGTCCGCGCCGTCGCGGCATACGGTCACGTCGACGCCGATCTGCAGGCCCTCGGCGGCCGTCTGTGCGGCAACGGCGAGCGGCGCAAGGATCATGACGGGTTGCCCGGTATGGCGCAGCACCGCAGCGGCCCACGCGAGTTCCATGCGGCTCTTGCCGAGCCCGGTGTCGGCGAAGATGGCAGCACGGCCGCGCTTGATCGCCCACGAGGTCAGCGCCTTTTGGTGCGGAAAGAGCGAGGCCGGCAGATCGACCGCGCTGGCAATGCCGGATGGCTGGCGCAGGGCGAGCTTCTCGGCAACGAAGGATTCGTAGCTCACCGCGCCCTCCGATACTCGCGTCGCACGCCCTTGGCCCACGGCACTTCGCGCACCTCGGCGAGGCTTGCGGCGACGAAATTCGCCAGGTGCGCATATGCGGTAGATAGGCGCACGCCGCCGCGGATTGACAGCGCCCATGCGGTGCGCCATTCGTCGTCGATTGCATCGATCAGCTGCTGGCGCGGACGCTTCGACAGGCCGCGCTTCGGCGGCTTGGCCTTGGCGGGCTTCGGGGCCGGCAGCCATGCGGCGGGTGTTCCGCGCGGCGCGGCGTCGGCCGGGATCTGCGCGGTCCCGCAGGCGTGGGCGGCCATCCAGGCGCAGGCGTTGCTCACGCCGCCACCTTCCCGGCGTCGAGGGCGAGCGACCATTGGTCCGCCATTGCCTCGGCAATACCGGCAAACGTCCTGCTGCGCTCCTTCCAGCGATCCGGCCCAGGCGGCATCCGATGCACGCGCGCCTCGCGACCGTCGACGATGTTCGTCGGCGTGAGCTTCGGCAGTCCCTTCAGCCAAAGGCACGTCGCCTTCGTCTCGGGGTGCCCGAACTGCCACGGCTGGATGACTTGATCCGGCTTGCGGTACAGGCTCGACACGATCGACACCGGCTGCTCGATCGCCGTCATGGGGATGTGCTCGGAGCGGCGCACGATCCGTATGAAGAACGACACGGCGGCCTGCTGTCGCCCGTCCCTGCGCTTCTCGGCGAAGTGCCGCGCGCCGCTCACCGCGGTATGCGTGCAGGCGGGATGGAAGATCGCCAGGTCCCACGGGTAGTCGATGACGTCGAACAGATCGCCCTGGTAGTGCGGCCCCGGACGTTCGGTCGGCAGCAGATCGCACGACATGGCGTCGTGACCAGCGGCGATGAACGCATCGCGCACAACGCCGGAGAATTCGCAAGCAATCAGGCAGCGCATAACTTCGTCCCCTTGCTTCGGTTTGCGCTCTTGGGAATTACTTGCAGGTTTGTCTCGACATGCAATCCGCTGACTGTCTCGCCCTGGAGGGGATAGATATGGTCCACTTCGTGCGGAACGCCTGTCTCCCTACTCAGGCGGATTGCTTCCTCGTAAAACGACCGGATGAGTTCTTTGTTTGCCCATGCCACGTTCCGCTGGAGCTTCGCGGTGCGGCGAGCTTGGGTTATTGCATTCCGTGCGGCGGCGTTTTCTTTTGACCACTTGGCGCCGGCTTTCCGGTTCATCTCCTTGACCTTCTCCGGGTTCCGCGCCCGCCACGCCATTTCTATTTGACGGCGCTTCTCCTTGTTGGCGGAGCGCCATTTCTTCTGATACATGGCGCATTTTTCCGGGTTGGCTTTCTGCCATGCCTTGTTGTATGCGGCCTTCTGTTTACTGACTCTCTTTCGACGGGCTGCCGCAAACTGCTTGCAGGCGTCGCACAAGCAGTGCCCCCACTGATCGCGCGGGCCGAGCCCACCGCGTTTACAGGCGACCAGCACCCTCACCGCCCGCACTCCCTGCACCAGCACGCCACCAGCGTCGCCAGCCGCACGCCAGTCGCGCCGTCCATCAGCGCCTCGATGACCCGCAGCCGGCGGGCGCGGATGGCCTGACGGCGGGCGTAGAGGGTGAGGGGGGAGTCGGTCATGCCTTGATTCCCGCTTGGCGCGTCAACTCGATCAGCTGCGGCAGCAGCGTCGCGATCTGCGACACCGCCTGCTGCTTGACCACATCCGGATCGCGCAGGAAGCGCTCGATCAACCAGTAGATCGGCCGGTAGTCCTGCGTCGAGGCGATGATCTTCTCGAGGTCGTCTACGCGCAGCGGGCGCGGTTCGGCGCCGTCCAGATTCAGGCGCTTGGTCAGGTCGGTGGGCGACATATCGAGGTCGCCTGCGACGCCAGCGACGCCCTTGTGCGAGGCGTAGACGGTGGCGGCCGTGACTTCCCGCAGCGAGCGGTGCTGCGCAGTCAATCCGGGCCTGAAATCGAGCGTCAGTTGGGCCATCGTCATGCGCCGTACCGTTGTGCGTACGGTGACTTCACATGGCCGGGCAGAAAGATGCGGGGCATGGAGAACACTCGATCAGATCAGGTCAGGGATGCCCGCACCGCCCCGCTTAATGCTGCGATAGCCGGCGCAGGCATGAGCGTTGAGGGGCGGGCGGGCATTCGGTTAGGCCGCCTTCTCGGCGGACGGCGCGTAGATGTCGTCGAACGTGATCGCGAAATCCAGCGTCTTGGCGAAGGCGATGATCCGGGCCGCCACGTCGGGTGGGATCTGCTGCCGCCCGCACTCGTAGTGCGACACGTTTCCTTGCGTCACACCGATTCCTGCGGCGAACTGGGCCTGAGATAGACCAAGCCCTTTTCTGATGGAGACGATGCTCATGACCGTCATAGTAGCGCCCCTATTCCAGTCACGCAATAGCGCCCCTTGTTGCTGGAACGACGAGGCCGCTGATAAATGGCTCATGCCCACGCGAACGACCGATACAGCGCAGTCGAAGAAGTCGAAGGTGACGCCGGAACAGAAGGCGGAATGCGATCGGCTGCTCGCTCTCTACCGCGAGCGGGTATTAGGTCGGATGTCGCAGGACCAGTTCGGTCATGCGTTCGACCTGGGCAATCAGTCCAACGTCGGCCACTACCTACACGGCAGGCAGTCACTCAATGCCGTCGCCGCGCTGAAGTTCGCGCAAGGATTGGAGTGCTTCGTCGAGGACTTCAGCCCGCGACTGTCCCGTGAGATTGTCGAATTGGTGTCGCTGGCCACGCCTGACCGCGTGCGCGGGTTGCAAACCAGAGCCAGCCGCGAGGCGGCCGCGTACTGGCCGTTCCCTCAAGTGCCGATGACGAGGATCATCAACTTGCGCGACCCCGACATCGCCCGGGTAGAGGGAGCGATCATGGTCGTCGTCGCGCAGCTCGACGCCGAGCATCGACGCAACGCCCGCAATGGATCCCGCTCTGCCGCGCCGACGGAATACATCGGAGGCCCGGAGCAGGTCGAGCCCACGAAACCGGCGCATCGAAAATGAGGCGCGTAGCTTTCTCTCTTGTCCCAGACCCGATCTCGCACGACACAATCGAGTGCCTGAAGGAGCTGCTCGCTCGCGCGAAATCCGGCGAGGTCATCGGGATTGCCTACGTCGCCATGCTGCGACGCCGGCAATACTTCGCCGACGCAGCCGGCGAGTGCCATCGCAACCCTACCCACGCCAGAGGAATGGTGCGCGCCCTCGATGACGAGCTAGGACTCCGAGTCCGCGGCGGCGGCGGCCACTCCTGATTCCCCTGCGGCCCGCTTCGGCGGGCATTATTTTGCGCCACCGAAGTAGCGGCCCTATTGACACGGCCGAATAGGGCCGCTATTCTGTCTCCTGTCGCCTCACCAAACGCACAGGAGCAGCCAGCCATGACGGAAGCGCCCGAAGTCACCTACACGATCAACTACGACCAGGAAGACGGATTCGTCGCCGAGCCGATGACAACCGACGAACAGGCCGACTGCTTCCTGCTGCCGGTCAAGTGCCGCGTAGATGCGATCGATTACGCCGAGCGCGTGCTTGGTTTGAAAGTCGTCGAGTAGGAGCCAGCCATGAAATCCGAAGCCGAACACGAGCGCGACGAAGACTGGGCGTTTTGGGCCACGGAGCAGGCCGAGCGCATCGCCGCCGACGAGATCGACACGAAGGACTTGGGCGATCTGGTCGTCGAGCACTCGGAAGGCGCCCTGCTCGGAATCCTGCTCGATGCGCTGCAGTACGAGCAGGGGCCGGAAGCGGTTGCGGCCGCGTTCAAGGATCTGAAAGACGGCGTGAAGTCGAGCATCGAGGCTGCCGTGTTCCACAACCTCGAAGCCGAGCACGAGCGGCGCAAGTCTGCCGAGGCGCTGCACCGGAACTACGGCGGTATGCGCCCGGACGATCGGGAGGCGGCATGAGCCCGCACAACGACCTCCTGCGCCACGCCGACGACGGCCTCGACGCTGCGCGCGGAATCCTCTCTGCCGTGGCCCTGTCCATCGTCCTCGTCTGGATCGGCGTGCTGTGCGGGCTGTGGCTGGCGGGCGGGATGTGATGGGCATGAAGCACACACTCGAATTGCGCGACGCCGTGTGGTCGTTCTTGATCGACCCGCTCGACCCACTAGCAATGTCATGGGTCCGAGATCTCGCAGGTAACGACGCCCTGCTAAGTCTCGTGGCCCTGCCGGCAGAGATCAAAGAGTCGCTGAAATCGGCGGTGTGCGAGCGCGATGACCTTCTCGACGCACTCCGCGGACTGATACTCCACATCGGCACGACTGTCGTGTGTCAGGACGTGCCCGAGTTCAACGCGGCCCGCGCCGCCATCCTCAAGGCAACCGAGGGCTGACATGGCGCCCAACGACATCACCCGCTGCGCCGATGGCCTTGCCGGTCAGTGCCCGCAGGCAGGACGTTGCGAGCGCACGGCACCTGTGCCTGCCGGGGAGATCGTGTCGCAGGCGTTTTACAACGGGCTGCGTCTGGCGCGCGGATGGTGCGCGGACTACCTGCCGATTCCTGAGCGATGCACGGAGGAAGAATGAGCGAGATGAGCGAACGCGAACGCGCGGCAGCAGAACGGTTGCGTAGGGCAGAGCGCGCCGAGTCTCGGCTTAAGAATGATGTGCGCGAGAAACGCGACGCAGCACGAGCCGTAATCGATGAGCAACTCCGCGCCGAGTACGACGAGCCACTGCGCATTGCTGCTCAGGAGCGATGCGCGGCACAAAAGGCGCTCGACGATGTACGCATATCGGAGCAGGCAAGCACCGGGCCGGCGATTGGGAAGCGATACATCGAGATCGCGCGGCGCTCCACTTGGGGCGAGGAACGAGGGCCGACCGGGCGCGTGTCGGTCGTAGAGCAGCGCACGCACACGACGATGTTCCGCGAGAACGCGCGATGGGGCTTGCCGATGATGGGCGACAAGTTCCTGCGGGTGCTCAAGAAGGACGGCACGCCAAGTTTGAACTTCGCCCGGATCGGCGATTGGGATTGGAAACCGGAGGGCGACAAATGAACCACCGCACGATCGCCGAAGCAAAGGCTATTGCCGATCGCGCCGCGAAACGACTGGCGCAGGAAGCGAATGCAAAGGTCAGCACGCAGGCGCAGAAGCGGTGGGCCGAATCGCTGCTCACGCAGGCGCGGTTGCGCCGGATGGGGGTGCGGTGAGCTACGCCATGCCGATCAAGAGCGACGAGCGCCTGCTGTATCGCGCCGTGGCCTCGCTGGAATGCCAGCGGTGCGGGGCGCACGGAACGCAGGTGGCGCATTCAAACCAACTGCGCGACGGCAAGGGACGCGGGATCAAGGCGTACCCGTGGCGCGTGGCCGCGTTGTGCCCGACATGCCATGCCGAGATCGACAGCGGGCATCGGATGACGAAGGAAGAGCGCCGAGAGCATTGGGAAGAGGCGCACCGGAAAACGATCGGCGAGCTGTTCGCACGGGGCATGTTGCGCCCGGCAGAAACCGCCGAATTGCTGATGACGCGAGGGAGAACATGAACGCAGTAACGAAGATCGAAGGCGGCGCGCTCGCGCTGCCGGAGCAAGAGCTGCTGCAAGTGCTGCGCTCGTCGCTGTACCCCGGCGCGAACCCGGCGTCGATCAAGCTCGTTCTCGGCTACTGCAAGGCGGCCGGGCTCGACCCGATGCAAAAGCCCGTGCACATCGTCCCGATGTGGGACGGCAAGGCCGGCGAAATGCGCGACGTTGTGATGCCCGGCATCGGCCTGTACCGCACGCAGGCCGCGCGCTCGGGCAACTACGCAGGCGTCACCGAGCCCGAGTACGGCCCGGATGTGACCGAGGAAGTCGGCGGCATGACGATCACCTACCCGGCATGGTGCCGCGTGACCGTCAAGCGCCGTATGGACGACGGCACGATCGCCGAGTTCACCGCCAACGAACGCTGGCGCGAGAACTACGCCGTCAAGGGCGGCCGGGACAAGAGCATCGCGCCGAATGCGATGTGGGCGAAGCGCCCCTATGGGCAGATCGCCAAGTGCGCCGAGGCGCAGGCGCTTCGCAAGGCGTTCCCGGAAATCGGCTCGCAGCCGGTCGCCGAGGAAATGGAAGGCAAGACGATGACGGTCGACGCCGAGCCAGTGCATCAGCACGCGGCGCCTGCGCTGACCGACGAGCGAGCGCAGGAGATTCGCGCCGAGTTCGACACTTGCGGCGACTTCGACGACCTGCAGGCGGCGTGGTCGACGCTGACGAAGGACGAGAAGGTAGCAGCGCGCCAGATCAAGGACGACGCCAAGCAACGCATTCTCGATGCACAGAACACGGTCGACGAGGCATCGGAATGAGCTACATCGTGCAGGGCTCGGGCGAGTGGCTGGCGCAAAGGCGCGGCAAGTTGACTGCCTCGCGTGTGGCCGACGCCATCGCCAAGCTGAAATCCGGCGGATGGGCGAAGTCGCGGTACGACTTGATGAAAGAGCTTGTCGCCGAGCGCATGACGGATGCCTCGATCGATCGCTTCGTGTCGCCGGAAATGCGCTGGGGCATCGAGTGCGAGCCGGAGGCGAAGGCCGAATACGAAGAGGCAACGGGCCTGATCCTCGTGCCGGCCACCTTCGTCGAGCACCCGGAAATCGAGCACTTCGGCGCGACCTGTGACGCCTACCAAGGCCGCGATACGGTAGTCGAGTTCAAGTGCCCGAAGACGACGACGCACCTGCAATACGTCCTGAACGGCGCGGTGCCCGACGAGTACAAGCCGCAGATTCTGGCGCAGCTTGCGTGCGTGCGCCGAGAGCGCGCCGTCTTCGTTTCCTACGATCCGCGCGTGAACGGCCCGAAGCGGCTGTTCATCCGCGAATGGGAGCCGGACCTGGCGGAGATCGAAGCTATCGAGGGCATGGCGCGCGAGTTCCTTGAGGAACTGGAAGTGCTGTTCTCGCGCGTGACGGAGGCGGCATGACGCTTACCGCCCGCCAACGCGACGTTCTCGCCTTCATAGCGGCCGGTCACTCGCGAAAGCAATGCGAGGAAATCATCGGCATCCGCGAAGGCACGTTCAAGACGCATCTGGCGCTCGCATTCGCCCGGCTCGGCGCGCACAACGGCGCGCACGCGGTAGCGATTGCCATGCGCAAGGGGCTGATCGAATGACAAGCGGCCTAGTCGCAACCTCGATCCTGCGCATCCTCGCTATCTACCCGCGATGATGACCAGCACCACCACGATGATCCGCCGACTCGAAGGAATGCTCGGCACGCGCGACCTCTCCGATTGGGAGCAGGGCTTCGTCGAGACACTCGCGGCCAAACTCGAAGCCGGCGAAGTGACGCAACTCACCGAGCGGCAGGTCGAAATCCTCGAACGACTTCACGGGAAGCACTTCGCATGAGCACCATCGACCTGCAATCGTTCTGCGCGAAGGACGACGTCCGCAGCTACCTGATGCAGCCCTTCGTCATCGACGGGTACACCTACGCGACGAACGGACACGTCATCGTGCGCGTGCGAGGTGCGCCGGGGCAAGAGCCGTCGAATCCCGCTCGGGCGGCGGCGCCGAGGTTGTTCGCCGTCGAGTACACCGACTACGAGCTACTGCCAGAGATTCCGGCGCCGCAGACGTGCCCTGAGTGCCACGGTGGTGGCGAGGAGTACGAAGACGAGTGCATGTACTCCATGTGCCGTGATGGCGAGCTGTTCCAACTGATGAAGGTCGGTGCTGCGTGGTTCGACGTTCGCTACCTGCACCGGATCGCGCAATTGCCGAACGTGCGAATCAGCGTCGTCGGCCGGGATGCGATGGCCGCATTCGTCTTCGACGGCGGCGAAGGGAGGGTGATGCCATGTCGCGAGAAGTGACCACCATCGACTACAAAGCCCTCACCGAGCGGATCGACCTCTACGCCCAGCTTGGCGTCGAAGGTTGCGACCGCTGGCGCGACGACCTCCGCACCGTCGTCACGATGCTGAACGAGGCGGCGGAAGCGAGGCCGGTCGCGTGGATGGACGAGTTCGGAAATGCCTTTCCGCTCGACGCGTGGAAACCTGCGAAGCGCACGTATCTCGACGACCATAAAAATGGGTGGAAGCCGCTCTACCTGCACCCCGCGCCGCAACCGAACTGGCAACCTGTGCCGCCGCGTGCATGTATCAAGCCCACGCACGAGGCCGCAGACGCCTTCTGGCGCCACTGGCGGGAGAACGGCGAGACGCACAAGCACGGTTACTACGAATCGACCTGGGGCGCGATCAACGCGGCGCTCGCCTGTGGATGGACGGAGCCCGCGCCGCAACCGCAACCTGTTCTGAGCGGATACGGCGACTACGGCGCAGCCATTCCCGGAATCGAGCGCCCTTGCACCTGCCACCCGGACGACAACCCGCCTGTCCCGTGCGCGCAGAAATATGCACTGAGCGAATGCAGAGCAGCAAGCGAGCCGACTGAGGTGCAGATCGAGGCGTGGGCGCATGAGATATGGGCCGCTGCACAAACTGCGCCGTGCGAAGGTATCGAGAACGCAGTGGACCGGATCGTTGGTGCGCTTCGTGCCGCACTCGCGGCGAAGGAATGACATGAACGAAACCGAGAAGCGGTATGCCCGCCGCGATCATATGGCGCTCGACCAGGCAGGCGGCTACTACATGCGCCACGTCATGGCGATGACCGCCGAAGGACTGCACGCGAAGTCTGACATTGCGGCGGAGCTTGCTTTTCGTGACGCCGAAATCGACCGCCGCACCCGCGAGCGCGACGAGGCACGGGCAGAGCGCGATGCGCTGGCGAAGGCGCTCGCGTTCTACGCCACGCAGGAGCACTTCATCCTCAGCGACGACACCATGTGGGACACGGTATCGGGCGAGCCGCCGAACTGGTGGTGCGACGGGGCGGGGACGGCGACCGTCGAGGATGGCTCGATTGCACGCCTCGTGCTTGCCGGTGGGCAGTCGGCCGCCGACGTGATCGCGCAGATCGAGAAGGAGAAAGCAAATGGCGGCCGCTGATTACCGACTCTGCGACGTGTGCGACGGCAAGGTGTTCTACGACGCGAACCTTAACTACGAACAGGGGCGCGATGACGAATGGGCGAAGAGCAAAACACCGTTCCGATGGGCCGGTGAAGAGCAAGGGAAGCCGGAGCACGATGACTGGCTGTTGCGCCTCGACTATCTCGGCGATTGGGCGGTGATCTGTAGTGCCTGCGCCAAGACGCACAAGACGATCGTTGTGCCGATCGAAACGAAGGAGAACAACGATGCTGACTGAACGAACGTCTCCGACCTGCCTGTGGTCACGCGATGGTGACGAGGAGCACGACGTATGGGGAACATCGTGCGGGCACTACTTCACGATCATCGAAGGCACCCCGACCGACAACGAAATGCGGTTCTGCTGTTATTGCGGCGGGAACCTGGAGGAGAACAACGATGTTGGCCAATGACGAACTGCCGCCGCTGCCGCCACATCCCGAGCCGCACACGATGCGCTGGACGCGGTTGGAATTGGACGCGATCCGCGAATACGCACGCGCCGTCGAACGAGCGGCATACGCGGCGGCGATCAAGGCGTGCGAAGAGATCGAGTCCGAGCGATGGAAGCAGTACAAGGGCCGCGACGAGAACGACGCAGAGCGTTCGCTGCGGGGAAACCAACACACCGAGGGGTGCTCGGACGGCGCGAGTGAGTGCGCCGCGGCGACCGAGGCGCAGATCGAGCAGCACCCCGACGACGCAGCGGTCGACCGTTTCGCCGCAGCGATGAAGGCGAAGCTCGCCGAGAAGCGCGACGAAGGCCGGGGCGGATGGGACGACCCGGCGCAATGCTCGACAGGGTTCCTCGCTTGGTTGCTCCGTGGGCACGTCGAGAAGGGCGACCCGCTCGACGTGGGCAACTTCGCGATGATGCTGTGGAACCGAGGCGGCGCAACAAATGAGATGCGTGCCGCGCTCGCGCAGGCGAAGGAGGGAGCGTGAGACTGTTCATCGATGGCGAGTGGAACGGCTTCGGCGGCGAACTGATTTCGATAGCGCTTGTTGCCGAGGACGGCCGCGAGTTCTATGCGGTGCTCGGATGCGACAACCCTGCACCGTGGGTAGCCGAAAACGTGATGCCGAAGCTCGGCGCTCCGCTCGGCCTCCATCCGGGGGAATCCGTGGAGTCGGTGCAGGTGCGGATTTCGCTGTTCCTCGCACAATTCGACGTCGTGCACATCGTTGCCGACTGGCCCGAGGATATCGAGCGGTTCTGCCGCCTGCTCATCACGGGGCCTGGCACCCGTATCGACACGCCGCCGCTGACGATGGAAGTGCTCCGGGTCGATGCGCCATCCGAGAACCCGCACAACGCACTCGCCGATGCTCGCGGGCTGCGCGATCTGCTGGCGAAGGACGCGGAGGCGCGGTGAACTTCTGCTCCCGCATCACCGCCGTGACCATCATTCCAGAGAAAAGCGACTCGATTCGCGACGACAACGCCACCCGCATCGAGATCGACGACGAGGGAGCCGGCGGCTTCGTCGTGCTCACACAGCCGGATTGCCGCGAAGACGGCGGCATTGCCATCACCGCCGACGATTGGCCAGCATTGCGCGCGGCGATCGAGAGGCTGTTCGGGGAAATCAATGAGATGGAGGCGGGGCGGTAATGGAGTGCTACTGCGACTACGAGCCGGCAACCGTTTACCGGGCCAAACGCGTCACCGCGCGCACGACACATCGCTGCTACGAGTGCCATCGCACGATCCAGCCCGGCGAGCAGTACGAGAGTGTCTTCGCGATCTGGGATGGAGAGGCGAATACCGTCAAGACCTGCCGGCATTGCCTTGCGCTGCGCGACTACGTCGTCGCCCATGTGCCCTGCTCGTGCTGGACGCACGGCAACATGCGCGAAGAGGTGTTGGCCGATGCTGAGAGCTACGCGCACGAGGCTCCCGGGCTGCTGTTCGGCGCGCTGCGCCGCGAGGCGGTGATTCGGAGGGAGGCGCGGGGATGATGAAACGCTTCCTGCTGCTCGCAATCTGCACCGCGCTGACGATCTTCTTCGCCACGCCGGCCGTGCTCGGAATCGTCGATTCGTGGTGCTACGTCGTACTCGGGCGCACCGTTACCGGCGTGGACTGGAGCGGGGGCAACGCCATGGTCGCGTGGGCGATGCTGATCCCGATGATCGGATGCGTGTTCGTCGGTGGCTTCATTGCGGAAGAGCAGCGATGAATGCGCCCGACATCATCCTGAGCGAACCCGGCGCCGTTGCCCTCGGCTGCGCCTTCGTGCCGGTCCTGTTCGTCGGATACCTCGCCGGGCGACTTCACGCGCTGCTCAGGCGCGAGCACGACGACGCAGACTACGCGCGGCGTCCGGGATCGAACCCGCCGCCGACATACGCAAAGCCACCGGCGCCGCCTTCTCCGCCGCCGCCCCGCGATCTCCGAGGGCGCAGACACGATGACGCGGAGGCGCGCGGCTGATGCTGCCAGACCGGCCGCTCACGCTCGCCCAAGTCGCCGAGCACCTGCAATGCTCCGAGCGCACGGTGCGCCGTGAGGTTGCAGCTGGCCGGCTCGCGGCGATCCGCATCCGTGGCCTGCTGCGCGTTGCCCCTGCTGACCTGACGGCGTATCTTTCCCGGTCGAAAACGGAGACAGCATGGCCGTCCGAAAACGCGGCGATCGATACCAGGTCCGAGTCACGATCGCTCGCGGACAGCGTGTTGAACGCACTCTGCCCGCCGGCGCTTCCCGGGCCGACGCCCGGGCGCTCGAAGCTGCGCTCCTTCGCCGCGCGGTCGAAAATGCGAGTGGTCGAAAGCCAACCCGGCTGATCGACGAGGCGCTGCGCCAATGGGAGCGCGACGCCAAGACGCTCAAGAGCTACCAGAAGGACCTCCGCTATCGGCTCGACGTGGTGCGCGGCTACACCGCCGGGAAAACGCTCGACGAGCTGCCCGACGTGGCCGAGAAGATCAAGACCGCAGGCAGGGACGCCAGCCTATCGACGGCGGCCATCAACCGCTATCTGGCGATCCTGCGCCGGGTCGGCAATCTCGCCGAGAAGTGGGGTTGGACCGACAAGCCGCTCGGCCGGCGCATCGAGCTACTGGCCGGCGAGCAGGCCCGCCACGTTTATCTGACGCCGGAGGAAGTGGGCCGGCTCGCCGACGCTGCCCGCTTGCCGGTCGTGCGCGACTTCATCGTGTTCGCGGCGCTCACCGGCCTGCGGCGATCGGAAATCCTCGGCCTGCAATCGGAGCAGATCCGGGGCGGTGCCGTGATGCTGGATGCCCGCACGAAGTCGGGAAAGCCTCGCATCGTCCCCCTACCACCGGAAGCCGTCGAAATCGCTGCGCAGCGCGTTCCGTGGGCGCTCGGGGCGCCGCTGCTCAACAAGGTATTCCGCGAGGCCAGGAAGGCCGCAAAACTGACCCACGTGCGCCTGCACGATCTGCGCCACACCTACGCCTCATGGCTCGCGCAGGATGGCGCCTCGATGGCCGCGATTCGCGACCTGCTGGGCCACTCGTCGCTGTCAGTGACGAGCCGCTACGCGCACCTGGCGCGGCCGGATTTAGAGGCGGTGACGCAGAAATTGCGCGTGAGACGGGGCAACGGTGGGTCTGAAGAATCGCCCGGTTAGTGACTGCTATCGCCGAAAGTGGCTATTGGCGGAGAGGGTGGGATTCGAACCCACGGTACGGATTGACCGTACACCGGATTT